AGCGTTCAACTCGTTCAAAGCCTGCAACGCTGGGTTGACGTTAGCGTCTACTGTGATGTTGCGAGGAACGTTGTCGATTGCGGTGCGCACGTCATCAAATGCCTGCGCATACATTTGAACGTCCTGCTCGGCAAAACCAAGCTCCCGAGCCTGGTCAATGAACTCAGCCTTAGCCTTAGCCGTAGCCTCACGCAACTCGTCCTGGCTCGCACCAGACTCGGCCAGCACGCCAATGTAGCTCTGGTAATTAGAAACCAGACCAAGCAGCGCCTGACGGTTTTGCCTGCCACCTTCGGTTTGCCCCGTAAGGTCCGTAGCGTTACCGGTTAGAGACCTGGCGCGATCAAGTTCGATCTGATTGTCAGCCTGCTCCCTATTTAGGTCAGCGATCTCCCTGCGCAACTGGGCGGCCCGCAACTCATCATCATAAGCTTCGGCTACGGACAGGAAGTATTCTTTAATTGCGCGGTCTGCGCTCAAGTCCTGCTGGGTTGCTTGCAACTCTTCTAGAGCGCCCTGAGCGTCCTCGACCTGTTCGGTAAAAGCAAGCCACGCATCAGCAATGTCGTCAATGCCTTGGCCCGCCCCGAAGCGAATGTCAAACGCACGGGAGAACACGTTCTCTAGGTCGCTTGCGTAGTCAAGAAGCGTGCGAACCTCTTCGACCGCTTCTTCAGTTTCCTCAACGATCTCCTCGACCGCATCAGCGGTTCCTCTGGCGGAACTTGTGGCTTTGTTGAATCCTTGGGTCAGCCCATCAATGTTGACTTTTTTAGCGACGTCAAAATCAAAACCATCAAAAGCCCCTTCAAGCTTTTCCAATTCGATTTGTGCATTCTTGAGTCTTACGGTGGCAAGCTCGCGCTCAGGCGGTTCGGCGAATTGAGAAATAATTTTTTGGGTTTCAACCGCTTGCTTTGCCGCATTAATTTGCTGCGACATGAAAGTTCTGTATGTCTCCAGAATGATACCTTGCAAAACTTCCAGTTGCGATCCGGTTGCATATCCACCTTCGACAATCGCATTGTAGAAACCGGCAAATGTTTGCGCCGCGTCCTCTCCGCCGTCAGAGGTTTCCCAGAGATTAGAAAGCACGGTTTGCAGTTCTTGAGAAGTTGCGGCTATTGCGCCACCCTCGTTAGCGAAGGTTCCGCCAAGCGCCACCATAGAATCGTTCAATGCGTTTTGCGCGTTGATGGGGCCAAAAGCCGCTTCCATGATTTCATCGAATGTGTCTTTTTGAGCGTTCTTAATTTGCTCGGCTGTTTCTTCCGTAGTGTCCCCAAAAATTGCTTGCTCAAATGCGGCTTGCTTCAGCATCTCAATCATATCGTCGCCAAGCGAGTTGTAATTGTTAAGAGCGTCAGCACCAGCCTCCTGTGCAAAACGAATCATGTCTATTTCGTCGGCAAAGAGTTCTAGGTTTTGCTCCTCCAGCTTCGTGGCAAGCTCCTCAAGAGCCGGAGAAAGCCCCTCGGCAATAGATTCGGCGGCTCTGGTATTTCCACTAGCCACCGCATCTGCCCACTCGGAAATGTCAAAACCGGAGTCCTGGAGCGCTACGGTCAGCCTGGGGTCCTGTATGACCCCCAAAAGCGCAGCAATTGACTGGTCTTGTAGTTCTTCAACCGCCGCCGTCGCCGGAGAACCAATATAGCTGGCCCTGCCCTCGCCCTCAACAAGAACATCCTGGGCGCTGATTGCTCCGTAAGCGTCGTATATTCTTCCGGCGTCAATTTCAGCCTGACGAGCAGCTATTTTTCCTTGAGCAATAGCTACGCGCTGCTGCGCAAGTCTCGCTTCCTCTGCATTGAAAACGCTCTTGCTGGCGTCCTCGTACAACCTAAGAGCAAGTTCGTGCTTGATAACCTCTTTAGTATTTTCACCGATTGCAAAAGTTTGTTCTTTGATCACGGTACTGGTGCCATCGGCGGAATCTGCGAACAGTTCCTCTTGCCCCGTAATTGCGGCAATGACCCTACCCCGCTCGCTTAGCCCTACGTTGGATTTTTGAATTTCAGCGTTGAATACTTGAAACTCACCTTTTGTGTTTGATGTTGCCTTAGAGAACGCTTCGGTGTCTCTTTTGACAGCAGCCTGAAGCGTGCCGAAGTTCTCAAGCTTGTCGTTTGTCTTATCGATCGAGTCGCCCCAAAAGCCAAATTGTTCGCCAAGAATGTCGATAACCCCAACGACAGCAGTAATTGCAAGAATAACCGCACCAATTTTTCCCAGCCTTGCCGCAATACCAGCCGCTCTGGTTTTCGCCCCGGCTCCAGCGGCAGCTGCACCCAGTGCCCCAAAGGAAGTTGTTGCTTTGTCTGTCGTAACCGTCAGCTGAGTCAGATCAACATTGAGTTTTGACACACCCAAAGATGTAACGGCAATGGCGGTGTTGACCTCGATCATTGTGGTCAAAAGACCAACGGTGCTGGCAATCGCCCTCGTCAACGCGCCACCAAAAATAAAGATAGCACCGCTAACAATTGTAGCGGCGGCAGCTAGCGCCAAGAAGGTTCCGGTTACTGGGTTGTCAATAAGCCTTTCCACAACTTTCAAAACAAAAGATAGGCTGTCGATCAAAAGACCAAAGCCAGCTGTAGATCGACCCACGGTATCGATCAAGGACGCGAAGGTGTTTTGCAAAACCTTGAGTCGCTCACTAATCGTGGCGCTAATAATTCCATATTGGTTGTTTAGTTCTATGCCCTCGATAAACCCGATGTTGGCGATTCGTATCTGCTCCTCCACGGCCTCGACGCCCTGAGCCAGTTTTAAAAGCGTGGGGACGTCACGCACGGAGGTAATGCCCAGTTCCGCCAAAACTCTATCCGCATCGGTTCCGGCCTCTTCTAGTCCCCTGAGGATGGCAATAACTTGTTCCGTGCCACTTCCAGCGCCCCAGGCGGAGGTGAACTGATCGACGCTTTGGTTTGCGGTTCTTGCAAAAGCTTCGAGCTGGTCTCCGCCCTCCGAAACAGACTGTTGGATTTCCGTAAATAGCCTAGTAAAGGTACCGCGTGCAAGTTCGGGTCGAGTGCCAACCGAGGCTAGTGCCGAAGAGAAACCAATAAGTTCCGAAGCGCTAAATCCTGCGATATTGGCAATCGAGGCAATCTGTGCAGAAATTGCAATAATGTCGGACTCGGTTGCCACAGAGTTAACACCGACCGCAAGAATAGAAGACGCTAGCTTCTCAAACTGACCATCAACACCCTGCACAAGCGCGTCCAATCGACCAAAAGCCGTGGCAGCAGCGTCAATGGTTACGTCTGTTGTCGCGGAAAACTTTGCCACCGTTCCCGTGAACGACGCGACCCTTTCTTCAGCAACGTTCAGCTGACCGGCAAGCGTTGCAATCTGCGCCAACTCGGCGAAGCCAACGGGGATGCTTGTGGAAAGCTCAACCAACTCGTTTCGAAGACGCGAAACCGCCCTGGTGGACTTGTCGGTTGCGTTGAATACCGTTCTTTCAACATCAGCAAAAGCTCGCTCAAATTCAGCGTTTACTTTGAACAAAGAAACACCAACAGCGATCAACCCACCACCGAGCACGGTAAGGCTCTGGCTGACGTCGTAGAGGGCGTAACGTAGCCGTGGCAGATGGTTTGTCATGTTGACAATTCCGTCGTCCACAGCGTCTAGCTGAGCGTCCTTAGAGAGGAATGCGTTTAGCGAAGTTTTTACCGCGCCCCTCTCTGCGCTTTGCAAAGCGGCCTTGTCGATGTTCTGTTGAATGGAGCGAAGTTTTTGTTGTTCCTGGTCGGGAAAAATGTCTTCTGCGGTTACCTGATCGAAGCCAAAAGCGCCCAGGGCTTTGTTCTGATTGGCAACCTGCCTAGCAAACTCTTCTTGCCCTTCACGAAGACCCTTGCCAAGCTCCTGCGCCCTTGATTGTGCAGTTTTTAGTTTTTGGGAAAGCTCTCCAACCTGTTGTATTGCATCCTGAGAGCCATCCTCTGCCGCCGGTCCAATTCGACGAAGCTCTCTTTGTATTTCAGGGATTTCGTCATTTGCGATACGGTTGGCCTCTTGGCGAAAGTCCTGGAGCTGCACCAAGGCGTTTTCGCCAACCGTTAAAGCTTCGCCAATGTTGTTAGCTTTTTCAAGTTGTTCGGTGAACTCAATAAGATCAGAATTGGTTTGATCCAGGTTGAAATCAATACCACTGGAACCACTTGCGGCTTGAGAAAGATCAGATACTGCCTTCCTCAGATCGCTAAGTTCCTGAACCGCACTTTGCGTGTCGAACTGATCGGCAAGAAGCTCTTGCTGGCCAAAGCCGGTTCGATAAACATTGACTAGCTGGAGAAGCTCGGCTTCCAGCTCTTTGATTTCGCCAATAGCTTCTTGGTTGTCTCCAAAAAGATTTAGAGGTTTAGGACCCCCCTTGCCCAAAACAGCTCGCAGATCGTTTACAGTCTTTACGTAGTTCTTGAGGCCGACCGTCGACTTCTTGGCGTTTTGTCCTCCGCCAATACTTTTATCAAGATTCTTTGCGGACTTGACGGCACCATCGCTGGCTTCTTTGGTAGCCTCTGCAGCGCCACCAAACTCCGCCAAAGCCTCCGCAGCAGCCGGAAGACTGTTGGCCAGGTCGGCGGAAACTTTCTCAAGTCTTTTGAGTACCTTGATGAGGCCATCGACTTGAGATGCGTCGGCATCAACTTTTATCCTAGCGTTGAGACTATTTTCTGCCATACATTAATTTTACCCTACTGTTTGTTTTTACCTTGCAAAATATGTGGCTCCTTGCGCATGGGTCTTTTTGCGGCTACGCCACGCTTGTTTTGCTGTTCCTCCAGCCACTCTTCCCTGGTTGGCATCTCCCCGCCGTCCATCACGCGAGGCTCTGCGATAAAGTATCTGCCGTGCGACTTGGACTTCTTCTTGCTGTCGGCCTCCTGCGCTCTCTCAATAGCTGCACGAGACTTGGAGACACGAGCCTTCGCGTCAAAAGTAACGCGCTCGGACTCGTCCCACCACAACGGAATGCCGTCGCGGTACCAGTCCTCAAGAATATAGTGAGCCTTGAAAAGCTTGTAGTCCCACTCGCCCCACTTCTCGTGCTCCGGGTCGCTGAATATAACAGCCAGAGGCGGTTGACCAGATTTAACCGCAGCTTTTAGTAGGGTCCTAAACCAAGAATGATCCTCCCAGGTTAGGACTTGGCTAAAAAATCTTCATTCACCGACATCATAAAAACGGCACTTGCTGCTCTTATTTTTTCAATAGACTCGGTAATTTTGCTAATAGAAGCAACCGGCAAATAGTTCCTAAGCTCTTGCGCCTCTTGTGGGGTTATGCCATTTTGCTCGGCACCGCTGGGGTCTACGACCTTTTCGATGTGTGCTGCCCACAGAAGCACGGTAAAGAGCTTCTGCCTATCCGGATCGTTTATTTCCTTTTTTGTCGACTCTCCGCTGAATGGATTTCTGTCGTTGTCGTACTTTGCTGGATACTTCTCGTAAGCCTCTTTTTCGATGGCGTCACGATCGCCCTCTGGAATTCCCGTAATGTGAAACACGTACTTGTCGTCAGACATTTCTTTAACAAGCTTGTATTTTTGGTCAATCATTTTTTCGTGCTGCTCGGAAAGAGCCTTTAGAGATTTTGGCGTAATAGACTTTGAATCCATTTCGCTTTGAAGATTGTTTATTTTTTCGTCAATCTCTGCGGCATAGTGAGCAATGTCTTCGCTGAGGTAAATATCAACAGCGCTCTTCGGGTATCCTCTACCCTTTACGGCATCCACAATGCTAAAAGTTCCAGGCTTTTTTGCCTGCTCTACTGCTTCAATAATTTCTTGGTCGGACATCGTTCCTCCTTGTTTGGGTACGAACAAATCTTATCACGGGCAAAGAAAAACCCCCTCCGTAGAGGGGGCTTTCTTGTCGGGTAGTTCCTAGGAAACGGTCACCGCGCAGGTGTCTGTTTCTCCGTTGGAAGCAGTAGCCGTGATTGTTGCAGTACCGGTAGCAACCGAGGTTACAATGCCAGCCGAAGAAACGGTGGCCTTGGTCTGGTCGCTAGAGGTGTAGGTCAAGCCGTTGGTGTAGTTACGACCGCCGAGTGTTACCGTCAGCTCGTCGATGTCACCAGCAGAGGTTGCCAGGGTTGCGGGTGAAACCACAACTGCGGCAGCCGATGCGCCAGCAACAACCGTGCGAACAGCGAAGTCACCCTGGGGCAGCATCGTTACAGTGTAACGGAATGCTTCCTCGCCGGTGACAGACTCTGCGTAGCCATCAGTCATTACCTTGAGTACGTGCACGAACTCACCAGCGGCAGCAGCAGCGGCAGCTTCTGCTCCGTCAATGCGCATGACAAGGAATCCCTTGGTGCGTGGTGCGTCGAGCAAGTCGTAGACAGAGGAGTACGTGCTGGTTGCGTCGTCAAAGCTAGCTGGGTAGTAGAAGGAAATTCCCCCACCCCAGTTCGTGTAGCCACGGTCAACAACTTTACCAACAGCGGTGATCGCTGGGTCTTCAAGCTGGTTGGACGCTTCGAGGTTGAAGTCGAAGTCGTTCCATGAAACAGCTTCTGAGAGGTCAACGGATGCGTTGATCTCAGCAGCAGTGGGATTCTTGTAGTCCGCAAATGCGTTCTCCAAAGCCCACCATACGCGGATGTTACCGCTTGCGGGAACCTTTACGTCAGTCATTATGAAGCCACCTCATAGTTCCAGTTTACGAAGTCATTGTTCAAGAACGACTGGCTGATGCGCTGGTTTTCACCGTTGCCGACCACGTCGATCCCGAAGTCAGTTTTGACTCCAACCATTTTGATGCGGTCGCCAGAAGCGAAGTTCGTGTCGCTGTCCTGACCAATCCGCTGAATTGCAATGTACTCAATGTCGGGGAATGCAATGAGGTCAAGTGCCTCGTTGAATTCTCCAGCAGCAGCAGTGTCCGCGTCGCGGAATGCTTCAAATACAACCTCTGGGTTGTAGAAAGTCGGGGTGGACAGGTTGCCTTCATCGCAGAAAGTAAGCGAGTCGTCAGTGTCTGAATCCCCGAGGGTGAACGTCGTTCCGTCCTCGTTCAAAGCGCAGGTGATGTTTTTCACAAGAGCTGAGTTCAGCTCGGCTGCGGTGGGGGCAGTGCGGTCTGCAAAAGCCTCCGGGTGAGCGAGACAGAGCGTAACGTTTGCACGATACATTCTGGTGTTAGCCATTAGTTCTCTTCCTCAATATCGATATTGGATTCGGTTTCTTGCTCTTCATCTGTTTTTTTCATGAAAGAGAAAATGCCAGAGCGCTGCTCCTGCTTCTCTTCCACCGTGCCGGGTTTGTACATCACCGGGTTATACGGCTTTGTACCTTCCTCGACGGGGACAAGGATGTCCTTAAACTTTGGGTGCCGAAGAGTCTTTGGAGATACGTCGGCAATTTGTCCGGACACAGTATTTAGGGCAAGTACCATAAATCTAGTTTACCACCTATTTAGGAGCCGACACCGGTGCTATTGACCTGGAAAGACAGGCTGTTTACAGCAAGGTATATGTGGGGCTTGGCGTCGTAGTCAACAACCGGGAATACGGCAGCTCCACCAGTGGGAGTTAGCTGGCTGCCTCCCGGAACGGGCCAACCAATAAGATTATCCATTACGTAATTTAAAGCGCGACGCCCAATCTTAGGGGACGGTGCAACAACAACAATATCCACTGATGAATTGTATTCATCAAAACGAACGCCCGCGAACGATGCGTTAGCCGCCGATCGTTGAAGCCCATGCCACCGCAAAACAATAAAAGGCTTTACGTTGTTATCAATTTTGAGCAAGTACTCGTCATCAAGCACTTCATCTTCTTTAATTTCATACTCGGGAAGGCTTGATTCTATGTGCGCAAGGATAGCGTCCTGCACGGAGATAAGGTTTAGTCCGGTCATTAGCTTGCCGCCTTCGCTCTGCGTTTAATAATTCCTTCGTACTTGCGAACAAACTTAGGTAGCTCGTTTACAACGGTTTGTCTTGCGTCACGCAAAGCAAACATTCCCTTTGTGGTGCGAGGAAACTTTGCTGCTCTAACGGAAGGCTGCCCACCACTTGTGATTAACGCGCCATTCGAGCCATAGTTAGCAAAGAACTTGTTGTCGAACCCATTCTCTTGATACAAAAAGTATTGTTCAAAATCTTTAATCCAACCAAAAACAGATCGCGTTATTTTTGAACCGCCCTCGACCTTGGAGGAAACTGCGTTATACATCGCTCCAGTTCTAAATCGACCTGGACCTTGATTGATTCCAGCCTGCCTAGCCTTTTGGCTGAATGCAGTACCGGATGCCAAGATGTTTGATTTCATTTCTTGCTCGCCCATCTCGGCAATTTCTCTAGCCATTTTTAGAGACTCTTCTTGAACGATGCGTTCTATGCCTTGAATCTTTTTTAGAGCACCAGAAATATTTATCCGTGCGAATACGTTAGCCATCCGCTACCGCTTTGATGTCCGCATCGCACTCAATCGTCGTGTTCCACCCGTAAGAAGAATTAATTGCAGAAAGAACTACAAACTGCAAGCTTTCCAACACATGATTCTCTCCGCCGTCTGTAACAACAACCTGCATTCCCTTGCGTATTAATCCCAGCGTGTTGTCGTAGGGGACCTGAACTCTAATTGATTCAATAGCACCCTGGGTAATCCCGAGGTCTGGCTCCGAGGCGCTACTTACGGGCTGTATGCGAGCGCTTCCGGACCACACTAAGGTTTCGGTTCCCTGGGAATAAGTATTGGTTGCGGGGTTCCAGTAGTCGTTTAGGTCTCTTACGTTCGGGTCTACAATTTGAATGGTTGCATTGTACCAACGCGCAACAATGTCGCGCATCTCAAGCGCAATCTTGGCAAAGTCTATAGGTGTGCTCTTAGAGATAGCCACGTTAGTTCCACCATGGGTACTCGTCTGCTTGACCGTCGTTGTCGTCGTCAATAAACATCTTGATCATGTTGAAGTATTCGTTGGACTCATCCTGAAGCGCCTCTTCGCGGAGCTGTGCGGCAATCTTGCGCAAGGACTCGGCAATCTTATCGCCGTTGACCGTGAGGTCATCGGAAGACCAAGACTTCAGCAGAAGCGCTTGTGATGCAGCAATGGTCTCAAGACAACGCGCGGCAGCAAGCTTTACGTTGTCGCCGTACATCGTAAGGAACGCGCCGATTTCGTCGTCGCTAAAGTACATGTAGGTACCGCTACCGAGGGAAACGTTAGTAGGATCGGTGTCGCCAAGCAGGGCGCGTACCTTACCCACGTCGGTAGTAAAGTCGGGAGGTGCAACACCAGTATTAGCCATAGTTCTATTTTACCCTATAAAAGAACCACGCACCGGAGCCCGGGGAAGGGGGATGGGCTCAACGGTGCGTGGCGTCCAGCAGGAGGGGAAGCTGGTATTTATATACTAACAAAGAAAAACCCCCGAGCGACAATTCGCCCGGGGGTAATTCTAATTGGCTACTAGGAGCCTGCACCTGTCGAGGCGCGGAGACCATCGGTCGTGACCGAGAATGCGTCCACAACGTGGCGAACGCGGGTCTGTACGTCGTCCTCATCGAAGCTACCATCGCGAACTGGAACATCTCCGCCACCAAGGCTGAAGTGTCCGTTGTCCTTGATGGAGATCAAAGGCGTACGTGCTCCGGAGAGGAAGACCTCCCAGAAGTATGGACGCACGTTCAGGTCGGGAATGACGAACCAGAAGTTGTCAGTGGTCCCACCAGAAACGGTGTCCAGTGCGTTGAACTCGATTGGAGTGAACGGGCTCGTGTAGATGCTGGGGTTGAAGATTGTCTCTTCAGTACCAACAGTCTTACGAATCTGCTGCATTGCGAACAGTTCGCGGACAGTCATCGCGAGAGCCGTGCCGTAGACCAACTTGTAGTTCGAGGCCACAACGCGGTTGCCACCAACGGTGTCAGTGCGCGAATCTGCCATAGCGGTTTGCATGGCGTCAAGCGACAGTGCTGGGTTACCAGAAAGTCCCTTAGCCGAGAATCCGCTACCCAGTGCTCCACCGGTGGTCACGAAGAGTTTCGCAAGAGCGAGGTCTTCCTGACGTGCGGCGTACTGTGCGAACTTCGAGGTCATCTGACCAATCATGTCGAAGTTACCAACGCGACGCAAGGATTCCCAAGACATGCGGGCACGGATGCCTGTTTTGCCTTCGAAGTCTTTGTCGAGCTGGGTGGTGGTGAACGGAACAGCGGGGTACTCTTCGTACTCTCCGACTGCGGGAAGTCCACCGCTGATGAATTCCTCGCCAGCGTGGCTGCTGAGAGCGCTAGGGTCAACCTGGAAGTCACCGAAACGAATCGTGCCGAAGTTATCGGCCGTGTGCTCGTCAGCGATCTGGTTCCAGACAACCTGCTCCGCAGCATACTGTGCGAGGAAGATTACGTTGATAGCAGGTTCCAGAACGGTAGGAATGTCCGAAGAGGAAATTCCTTCCTGGAGAGCTACCTTCGCACGAAGGTCACCGGAAAGCGCGTTGGTGAGGAGCTTGGCTGCCTCAATCTGACGCTTGGTGGAACGCTCTTCAATTCTGGCGATTTCCTGTTCAACCATTTGCATGTTTGCCATTAGTTAAATCACCTATTCTTAGTTGTTGATGCGAACTTTGACGTTACCGGCAACAGCGCCCTTGGCCTCGATTGCGTATCCAACGAGTTCGTTAGAACCAGTGTCGCTATCAGTGGTAAGAGCGGTGCCACGGGTAGCGGCGCTCGCAAGGTAGATTGCAGCACCAACTGCAACAGCATCGGCAGTTGTTCCGGAGAACACACCGATGTGGCGCAAGGTGGCGTAGTAGTTTGTGTCAGCTGAGAGCGCTGCGCTGGTCTCTGCGACACCAACGATTCCACCGAGAACAACAAAGTCACCAGAAACGGTAGCTGAGGGCACGACGTAGTTTAGCGACTCTCCGTCTACATAAATTTCGTTAAGAGCCATTAGGCACCAACCTTCACGTTGAGGATGTCAGAGAGGCGGGGAGCCTTCTCTTGGGTGTTTACAATAACGGTCTCTCCAGCAGCCCTGGCGGAAGCGTCAGCTTCCTCCTTGAAGTGTGACTTGACGGAATCAACGAAAGCCTTTTGGTTTTCGATAGCTTCAGTCAGGTCAGCTCCGGCGCGAAGCGACTCGTACACGGCCTTGCGGGAAACCTCGGGGAGGTCGGCAGCGACCAACGCTTCAGCAACAGCTGCAACGTCAGTTTCTTCCTTTTCCTCTTCCTCTGGCTCCTCGGCAGGCGCAAGGGCTTCTACGACAGCAGCGGCTACCAAGTTTGGCAGCTCAGCCAGCTGGTCGCTCAATTCCTTGAGGTCCATATCTGAGTTTCCTTCTTCCTTATATGATTTGGTATTTGCAACTGTTTTTGCAGCAGTACCATTTTCTCTGCTCTTGGATTCTCCAAGCTCAGAAACTTTAGTTAGCTCGGAGATTGGGTGACCCATAAGCATCTGGGTTGGCTCCCACTCTCCGTCTTCTTGACGCCAAACCCGAACAAGCGCAACAGGCGCTTCGGGGCTAGCTGAGACCGCAAGCGGGTCGCCCTCAAAGGGGAACACACCTTCGGTCATAATGTAGGCAACCTGACCATAGGCCATTTCGCCATCGTGGTCCATGCTGACCAAATCTTCTTCGATAAGCTCTCCGGGCTCGGCCTCACTCATAGCGCGTGCAGCTTCGTAAAGCTTGTCGGCTAGTTTCGATCCTGGTCGCCCCGGGTAGCTAACCAGGTCAACAGAGTTTTGAGCATTAGCAATAAGGCTTTCGACAACAATCTCATCTTCTTCATCGTCATATTCACCCTCGCCCATTGCGTAAATAGAAAGTCCTGTGTGGGGCGCAACTGACTCGACAAACTCTTTCCAGTGAGGCATGACCTGAAGCTCGGCAACGAGCCCAACGCCATCCTCGTAGTAAGCATCTTCGGACAGCACGCCCATTAGGTTCTTGGGTGAGCGAATTTCTTCGTCGTGATTAGGGTGATCCACGTAGGAGTGGGTTCCTTTGGGGAACGCTGAGGGTCCATACTCACGGAGCATTGCCTCTGGGTAGACACCAGACGAACCTTTACCAGGAGTGATTAAAATAGCACGCCAGTTATTGCCTACCTTGGTGGGCGCGGTTGCTTGTTCCTGAAAAATTGTAGACATTATAACAATCTTATCACGATTTATCTAGGGTTGTTTTGCGTATCCCTGTTTCCATTGTCACCATCGGACAGGTCGTCAACGCCAGCTCCGGCGTTGCCCTGACTGCTGGCAATGTTGTTAGGGTTGCCCGCTCCTAGCGTAGAGCCAGTGTTGGCAAAGCCACCTTCGTTGTTTGGTATTAGCACGCCATTGGGCACTAGACCAGGTGCTTCAATTCCAAGCTGTTCCGCCATGGCGTCTTGCATGACACCCGAGTCAAAGAGTCCGGTCATCCACGCTTGACCCAGTGACTGAATCGTGCGGTACGCAGGATCGACGATAATGTTGTTGAAGGTAACGCTAGGGTCTGGCACGCCCATCACGCGAAGCACCCGCAAGAAGAAGTCTGACCAGTTACCCTGCCGTGCGTAAGCAGCGTTCAGCGTAGACTGGTCGAGAACCTGAGAACCACCACCGGCAGTCTGTCCGGGTCCGGAGAGCAAAGCGTCTACCGATACCTCCATGGCAGTTGCTGCCATTGCGGCCAACGGCTGTCCGGTCGCCAGGTCCACGGAGTTGTTCCGAGGCATGGCGTTCATCTCGATGTCAGCACCGGTCACAGCGGTAGCCGCTACGTCCTTGTTGCTGATGAGCTTGGAGCTAATGTTTGCTCCGCCCTTAGCGGTCTTTGACTTGACCTGCCAAGCAATGCTGGAGAGAGCCTTTAGCATCTTCGAGCCGTCCTTGAGGTACTCGGAGTAAGCCCAGGACCAAGGCAAGGCTGGCAGCGCGTCGGGGATTCCCCACAGCGAACCGGTCTCGTCGTTCGACTTGCTATCAATAATTACAAAGTTACGGTCAACGGGGATGTTGTTAATCCGCGCAACGGGGGTCTCCACATAGTCAAGTGGATACCATATCTTTATGGTCTCCGAAAGATAGGTGGCGTAAGGATCGGTTACCGGCTGACGCTTCTCATACTCGCGCAAATAGTAGCGAATCATTTCTGGGTCGTCGGGGTCGGTAGCCCAACCGGTTATTTCGTCAAGTGGTACACGACTAAAGCGGCGATTCCGCTTGTCGTAACGTACAAAAAAGTTACCATCAGTAAATAGCGCTCTTTCATTCTTCTTGCACGCAGCCTCTCCGAATAGTACCTGCTGGTTGATGGGGTCATCGACGATAGCCTGGAACCTGGGGGGAAGCGGGTTGTTCCGAGACGACATCTTGAAGCCGTGACCAAAGACATAGCTCGAACGAAGCATCGCGCCGCGCTTGAGGATAGGGTTAGAGGCTGATTGCCTGCGAGCGTTGCGCGATACAACCTTTACGTCCTCTAAACGAATGCCTTCTTCGGTGAATTGGTTGATAGGAGACCAACCTTGCTCATCAAACTCCAAAGTTGCACGGGCAAGTGCGGAGTATGACTCGGCAAGGATTTCATTGTTCTGAGAAAGCTCTTGGATTTCCCGTAAAAGTTTATCGGATTCGTCCGAATTTGTATTAAATCTATCTAAAATTCCCAT